CTTTGTTCACAAAGCACAAGCATTGGTTTTCTTTAATAGAAGCCATGCCCAGAAGTGTGTTGAACAAGGCTTCATCAGCAAAGAGTGGGTGTTCGCCAGAGCTACTTTCATTAAAGGGAGTACGCTTCTGACGAATAAACATCCATTCATGACTGCAGAAGGTGAACTTATAGAGAAGGGGACTTTTCTATACATCGTCAAAGCCAACGCAAAAGAGGTGAAACCAGTCCAATTTGAACCTGCGCTTATGTCGACAGGACCAGCGGACTCCGGTTACGCCGATGTCGCACTATACCAGCTGCCCCAATCGGGTCAGTTTCGGTTTGAGCCTATGAAGGATCTCACAGCGTTCTTTTACAAAGACGAGGAACTAGGAAGTAGGGAATCGTTTCTGGACACTGAACTCTTGAGGATGAATTCAATGGTCGCCCTACATGGGAAAGACGTTGGACCTGCCCGAAAGGTGATACAGCACATTGGTTGGGAAGCCTCTGCTAAGGCCTGCCACTCTCGGGACAAGAACCCGGATGGTTTTGTCAAGATGGGCAAAGGTGTCCAGGCGAGATCAGTGATGTGGGTGTACGGTGAAACTAACGCAGGTGACTGCGGCAGTCTTCTAAGGCCCGCCAATAAAGGTGGCAAGCTGTTAGGCATGCATTGTCTTTTGAGGCGCAGTGGACTCTTTGGTAAACAGGGAATGTCAGTTGTCTTCGTTCGCGAGGAACTTGTCGATTTCCTGGAGGACCACGCAGAAAGAGTGCAGGAGGTTTTTATAACCAATCAGGGTTTTCCCAGATGTATCCCGCACTTTGTGGTGGATGCAACGGATAGAGATCCGTGTATCAAGCGAGGAGAAGCCACACATATGCCGAGGGGTGATTTTGATCCCGTTGGCTATGTTGACAAGGCAGCTAGAGGTCGTTCTGACACTAACTTTGAACCAAGCCCGTTGGCTAGGTCGAGCTCTGAGATTGTTGCTCAAGGCTTGACTAAGCAGCCGGCGATTCTGGATTACCAGGATGGTCGTCTTGCGGCCCTGGGTTTTGATTTTGCCACCCAAGGTGATTTCATGGTCAAAAACTGCAGCAAGAATGCTGACTGTTCGTATGGATTTGATCCAGAGCACAGCCGTATTGTAGCAGCAGATGTTGTCCAAGGTTACACCGACCTGGCTAAACTTAAGGACAAACCGTGTAGAAACTTGACACGCCTAGAAACCATAAATGGTAAGGGCGCATTTGAGAATGTTCAAAACATACCTCATTCAACTTCTGCTGGTTATCCCTATGGACAGGCCAAATGGTCGAAGGGCAAGAAAGGCAAAGGAAACTACTTTGTGCAACTCGATCTGGCTGAGGACCCTGATGCTCTCAAAGACTTACACCACAGTGCCACTGGTACTTTGCGTGACGTCTACGAAGAGCTCCTGTTGGATCTCTTGGAAGAGAGTAGACAAGGAGTGGAGCGTTCACACATTTATGTGCCGAGCAATCCCAGGTACGAACGTGTCCGTGCGGCTAAGGAAGCCCACATAAGGAACGGAGAAAGACCTGCGTTTATTTGGATGAATGTCTTCAAAGATGAGGTTGTCAGCAAAAGAAAGATCAACGAGGCCCGAACGCGCACTATTTGTGCTTCACCTCTAGATTATTCAGAGCTTGACCGAAAGTACTTTGGAGCTTTCATTAACCTTTTCTATTCTAGTCATACTGTGACTGAGTCGGCGGTGGGTATGAACCCATTTAGCACTGACTGGGACGCTTTGATTACGAAGATGAAGAGTATGGGAGCCTATGGTTTCGATGGCGACTACCGTGAATTTGATTCTCGTATGCTCAATATGTTCATTGAAGACATTTTTGTGGAGATTGAGGAATGGTATATGGACAATGACCCTAAGTGGTCAGAGGAAGATGCCAAATCCAGGTGGATATTGTTGAAAGAGACGATGTCTACTTTGGAACTGATCTCTAACAGCTTGTACCGCTCTAGACATGGGAACCCTTCCGGGAACCCACTCACCACTATACTGAACACTATGTTTGGTCAGTGGTTGATGCGGATGTACTATCTGGACTGTTTTGGACTGGAATCCACAGCCAAGCACGCGTATACCGACAGGTACAGCGCCGATTCCCTTGAAGGGATGGCGGGCTACCATCGCAACGTGTGTCTTGCGCAGTATGGCGACGACAACATGGTCGTACCTTCACAGAGAGTGGAGGATAAGATCAATGCGTTGGATTACGCCAACTGGTTGTTGACCAAAAACATACGCTACACAGCTGCAGACAAGAAGTCAAAGCTGAGTCGGGCGAATCGTTTGGTCGAAGAACTGTCTTTTCTCAAGGTTACTACATGTTACTGGAAAAACGGAACAGTGTCTCTGGGTATGGCTATGCCGTATGCTGAGCACATGTCTCTGTGTAAAACAGTCGCGTGGATCCAAAAAGGAGAGATGGGGCCTATTGTGGCACTGATTGATAACGTCAACGACGCTTTGCGACGTGTGTGGTTTTCAGGACGTGAACGGTACAATGCGGTCAGGAGTGAACTTCTCGCTGCTTTTGCTGAGGTTAAGATAGAACCAGGGCGACTTCGTACTTTTCAAGACGGAGTTGGTGACTGGAACAATCACCTCAACCTCAAAAAGGAGGACGCTAGTCCTGAGGTTAAGGCAGAGAGTGTGTCAGTTGCGTGGATGGAATTTTGTAAACGGTATGAACCGGAGTTCGAGATTCAAGCACAGATGATGGGAGCAGAAAGCCCCCTTATTAGTGCCGTCCAAGAGAACAATGTCACTCAAGTTGTCGCACCCCCAGCTAAGGAGGTGAAACAGCAGGAACGTGTGCAACACACTATCCAAAATGCCAGGAATCTGTGTCGTCGTGGACATCTGTGCTTTTACCAGCCGGAGAAGCAGGATAATGATGACATAGCTTTCCCAGTGCACAGTATTTACGCTAATGAGAATTTGGACAATGCTCCAGATGGAATCAGGCGGAATACTTTGAACTGGTGGGCCTCACCTTACAGGGTGAGACATGACACGCCGATCTTCACTTTCATAGGGAATGTCGATCTGCAGTTGACCTACAGGGCTTATAACCCTGGGGCCACTGTTGACAAGAACAATGAGTTCAATTATGACTTGTTGCTTGGTCGTCAGATCAACACCAACCCCTTGCAGGACTTGGTTTCTGTTTGGAATGGACCCTTGGACAATGGAGCTTCGGAGTGTGGTGTGGTCGTAGTTAAAATACCCTACACCACTCACCAGAACATTCTCAAGCTACCTAAGGCCTCCTCTGACAGTGGACCCGATTATTCATCTGGGACTATTTTCATGAGGATTAAGCCGAGGTTGATTGAGGCCAAGACGGGTACGGAGCCCGCGAAGTATGAAGTGACCGATATTTTACGCGGTTACGCTCAGCTCGGAGACTCCTCTCGTTTTGGAATGCTGTACTTGGTGCCCAAACTCATGGTTGACCCAAAACTCAGCACAAGTGAGCCCGTCGCTCCAGACACTTTTGGAGCCCCTCCACCACGTGTGAATAGGGACCTCTCGAAACGTCGTGTGGCAGTTGAGCAAAGCTTTAGAGCCCATGCCAACCGCGCGACTCGTGTCAGTAGAGCAGACAAGGTTCAGTACCACATAGTGGCACAGGGTAATGTCACTTCTTATACTAAGAATGTGAACATTTCAGGTGTTGTCGATTCTACTCTTGAGAGTGGAGGTTCGAATTCGTTTGAAACCACCAACTCTTTGGACCAGAAGGCAAGCTTGGATAAACCCAATGTAGGTGTAAACTACCCAACAGCTTTAAGGAGAGCAGCACCAATGCTGTCCCACGGATCAAACATTACCTATGCACAGGTGATGGCTTTGACAGCGGGCGGTCTTCCAGGTGCGACTCCGGAAGTTATGTCTACTAGCTCAGACGAGATGGCCTTTCGAGCGCTGACTCAACTGAACTACCTCCAGACAGAGAAGATCTATCTTGGAGATGAGGCAAACACTGTTGTTGCTACAGGACCATTGACACCGTGTCCAAACCTGCTTTTTGCAGAGTTGGGGGACGAGATTTCATGTCCTATGATCGAGTTCACCTCAAGCAAGTTCTCCTATTGGCAAGGTGGCTTGCACTACAGGTTTCATTTCGCTAAACCTCAACCGTCGCGCCTACGTCTCGCTCTTGTAGTGGTGTACGGCAAGGCGGCGGTTCCTGCCACTTTGGTAGCACGCACGGCTCAATACGTTCATTACTTCGATTTGTCTTCGGACCAATTGACTTTTGACGTGGAGGTGCCGTATCGTGCCATCACTCCTCGTTTGTGTGTTCCATCAGGAGCTGTCTCTCAGGATCAGTTTCTGGATTATGCGATGGGGAATTGGGCTTTAGTCATTGTGAACCCTCTTCGAACAGTGTCAAACTGCGCGACTTTCGTGTACTGCAACATTTTCGCTGGGGCCGCTAGAGACTTTAAGCTCTCGACGTATGGACACCGGAACTACTCGATCAGACAGAAGATTGGACTCCCAGTAACTGAGGAGAAGACCTCTCTGTTTGAAGACAGTAAGGATTTCAGTATTGTGTCCCAGATGCAAAACACCTCTGATACTAATGGAGATACAGGGGTGACCTTCTCAGAGTCTGAACCTATGGTTCCAGAACGGAAGAACGCGACCAACGTTAGCGCTGCCCCGCAAGCAGCTCAAATGGTGGCAGAGAAGCAGCTAGACTATAAGTCTCTTGCTGCTCGACCTCAGCTACTGGCCACGTTTCTCTGGACAATCTCAGATGATGAGTCCAAAATTCTGTATCGTGGTAGAGTTCCTTGGGACTTTATCGACGGTTCAGCGGCTTCAGCTTTCCACATGTTCCAGTATTACAGGGGGACTCTACGCCTGACGATTCGTTGTCAAGCAACCCCTTTTCATTCTGGTATGTTGATTATCTATTTCGTGCCACTTTCGAGTGATGACGAGATTGACGCTCACCATGTGGGGAGTAGGCAGAGTCAAACCATCGTTCAGCACGAGTTCTTGGTTGCATCAGAGTCTAACTCTGTTACAATTGAGATCCCGTTTACTGCTCTCACTAGCTGGTTGAACACTGATGATGTAGACACTGACGAAGGAGGTCTGGTGGTTCAGGTTTTCAATCCCTTGGCAACAGGAGATGCCGAGCTTGAGGAAGCCGAGATCTCTGTCATTGGGTCTTTTGTGAACACTGAGTTTGCTGTCATTGACCCCGATGCCTTCACCACCCACCGTTTTCAACGGTCCGACCGAGTGGATACGCGACGTGACGTCCGCCCCCCCTTGGCCAACTCGAAGCGTTCTTGAACGTTTGAGGAACCACGACCCCGACTTTGGGAAGACACCTTAAGGACATTAGTCCTGTAGGTGCCCATTTACCTCTCCCACTTTACGATTTGCGAGTAGAGTGGCATCAGGGAG